CTATGTGCATTTATCCAGCTCGGTAGTAAGCCTGTTTAGCTCATCCTGAATGTGTTTCCGACGCTGTTTTGATAACACGCGGGCTGGAACAACACGCTCAATAATGGTCGGCTTTCTGGCCACGTACTCCATTACGAGTCGTTTCACGTCTTCTTCTGTCCAGCCATCCATCACCGGCGTTGGGTTGTAAAGAAGATTTGCCTGGAGGGCAGGGGCGACTTCCTCATCCAGAATCAAGAAGATTTTTTCCCGGCTAAGCCCGGATTCCTTTAGTACCTGAGCCATCCATCGATAGTCATAGTCCTGGAGTTCCCGCCCGGTGAAAAGCTCTGATAAGGCATACCAGACAGGAATGCTTCTAATCAGTTCATCTTCATTAAGATGCATTAATTTTCCCCTGCGGTGAAACATACAAGGTGCCAAAAAGAAGATCTGTGCCTACAGATGCGAGTATTCCTCTAACGATGGCTGCGACACCAATGCACACAGGCGCAGTTGCCGCACATAACCCCGTTGCTACCACAGCCGCACCAGCTCCCCATCCCCCGGCAATACCAGCAGTTGCTATTGCACCTTGATGCAAAGTTTCAATGAATTTATCTTCTGCCTGATAAATTTCATATGCAGCGACCGCTAAAGAAACTAAAAGGACACGTTTACCAGCAACACCTAACGTTTTAGCTATGCCTGAAACCGCACCTCTGTCACGACCTCCTGACTTTATTATTTCTTTAAATACAGAAGCTTGCTGCGGTTCGGGAAGTGAATCAAATGACTTTTGAAACAATTTCTTGGCGTAATACTCGGTTAAATCGGTCATTGTGCGACCCGATGGCTTTAGCTTCTTCGCATAAGCTTTTCCCACAGGGCTGTTCCTCAACCTCGATAGATCAAGTATTTCATTACGCATTTGGGAAGCTAATGCTGCGGCTTCTTTTGGCGACATTTGTCCGGTTTCTACTGCACGAACAAATTCGTTAGACATTTTTTGAATATCGCGCAGATATTGCTCTCTAACGCGAGAGTCCTGAATACAATGTGCGGCGAAATTCGATGCCGTCCCTTGCAGTGAAGCAAGGGTCGCAGAAAAGGCTCTTTGATCGTTCTGCATCGCTCTTGCAACGGCAGGATATGTAAATCCCATCCTATACCTCATCATCATGACGAATAGATATGTTCATCAATGATACTTGCACTCTCTTATTTTCTATTCGAACGGAACGCGAATTGTGAAGCAATGCTGAGGATCCAGAATAATCTCAACTCAAATGATTTGTTCTTTGGTTGAGGCGATGTATCTTTGGGATACACCCTAAGTTATTTTTTCACTATTGAGTTCACTCGATTAACCTCGCTATTTATCGTTTTAATATCAAAGCAATAGATGGTGGTGAGTAGGCCAGGGGGAGCTGTCTAATCTTAAGCTGTGTTCATATTTTTTCTGCTCTGAAAAGCGCCCCCTGAAACAGAGAGAGCTATGAGGGGGATAAAAAGTTTTTTTAGAAAAACTGTTCACACTGTTCACTCGGTATTTTTATTCATTATTTTCATAAAATTAGCAGGTGAACACATAGTGAACAGTGAACGCTTCACTGTTCACTTTTGCCGTTTTGCAGGTAAAAAAAGACCGGCTGTTGCCGGTCAGGGTAGTTTATTTCGCTGCGGGGTCATCGCACTTCGGCAGCCAGTCGGCGTTGCTTTCCTCCCGCAGTGTGAGGTTGGTCTGCATCCCCTGATTCGTCCGACGTTTGTCATAATTCAGTCCGTACTCTTTCAACATGGCGGAGCGTCCTTTACCAAACATGGTGAAGCTGAGGGTGTTTTTATAGCCGTGCGCCTCCATGTACACCAGATAAGCGTGATAGAGGTACAGGCGCGGCTGACGCGGGATAATGTTGGCATTCCCCATGTACATCCCGTCAGCCTCCGGCAGGGCTTCCAGATAGCCGCAGAAATCAAAGGCCGGGTCAGCGTCGCGCTTGATACTGAGTGCCTCGTCCGAGTTCTGCTGAGACTGCAACAGTGTGCGGGCGCTCATCGGGTCGCTGAACTGCTGCATCAACTGGCGCGCAATCACGGCCAGCTCGCGGGCGATTTTGTCCTTAAGCTGCGGGTCGCGTTCTTCTGGGGCAATCTGTTCCGGGAAGTGAATAATCACCCGGCGACGGGACACGCCGCCGCTGCGGTCGGTGAAGCGCATCGGGTTATTGTTCACGGCCAGAATCACCGCCGGAATGTGGGTGGAATAGGCGTTCTGGTATTTCGGGTCAACGGAGACCGCATCGCCACCGGTGATGGCCTTAAGCCCGGCCCCGTCCCCGCTCCAATTCTCCTGGTCAGGCAGGCGGATGAGTGAGAAACCAATCAGGGCCGCGCGTTCGCGGGGCGATTCCAGCGTTTCGATGGTGGCCGAGGTGGCGTTATCCAGTACCGAGGCCGCCGAGCTGCTGCGCGATGAAGCGGTGAAGATTGTCAACGAAGCGCAGGAGCTGCACTGATGGCCGATGCAATGGACCTTGTACAGCAGCGCGTCGAGGAAGAACGCGAGCGCCATATTAACAAAGCGCGCAGCCGACAGGCTGTGCCTTCTCGTTTCCTCTGCGAATCATGAAGCGGGCCTATCCCTGAAGCACGCCGCGCCGCATTACCGGGTGTTGAGCTTTGTGTGACCTGTCAGCAAATAAAAGAACTGAAAGCCTCTCATTACCGGGGCGCCGTATGAGACCGGGCAACAGTAAACCACTGCGTGACGGGCTGTGACGATGCCGGAATTTTTGCACGCATGGAACGCGCCACGCGAGGCCATCGCCAGCCCATATCTGACCTATGAACAGTAGCGCCGCCGCGATCGGATGATTGCGGCGCTGCTGCATGCGCGTAACGAACTGGAAAAACAGCCTGACCTGGTGCGTTACGGCGTGCGCCGTCGCGCCGACGAGCTGGAGCGTGAGCACGATGTTCAGCGAGCTAATGCCTTTCTGGTGAATTTCACCCGGAGGGCATTACCGCGCCTTGAACTGGTTGCGGCGAAATATCGTATCGAGGCCATTTCGCCAGATGTGGCCCTGCCGGTTTTTGATGGCCGGGATGATGATGTGTCAGCCCGTTACCTGATAACCCGGCTTGTGAACATGACCGCGCGTTATAACCGCCTGGCCGATATGTCGAAAGCCGATATCGATTTGCTTGCCGGCGATATCGCCAATTTTATCGTTGCTGAATTAGGCACCGTTGAAATCCAGAAGGGCAGCGAGTTAAAGGCGCTGCACGCCTCGTACATGTACGCCGCGCGTATTACCCGCCATTTCAGAAGCGAACCGCCTCGGTGGGAAAGAATTACTACCAAATACGTAACCGCTAAAGATGTCGGCCCGGCGGTGTTGCGCATTACGGAAGAAAAATGGTGGAAAGGCCGCCTTCGCCGCGTCGCCGCAGAATGGCGCGAGCATCTGCACATCGCGCTCGGAAACGTCAGCAAAAAGCGCAGCGCGTATGCCAGCAAAAGCTGTGTGAGTGACTGGCGCGAACAGAAGCGCCGCACCCGCGAATTTCTCAAGGGAATGGAGCTGGAAGATGAAGAAGGCAACCGCATCAGCCTTATCGACAAATACGACGGTAGCGTCGCCAACCCGGCGATCCGCCGTTGCGAGCTGATGACCCGCATCCGCGGCTTTGAAAATATCTGTAACGAGCTCGGCTATGTTGGCGAGTTCTACACGCTGACCGCCCCGTCTAAATTCCACGCCACTACAAAGGCCGGCTACCGTAACACCAAATGGAACGGCGTAAGCCCGGCGGACACACAGCGCTATTTAACCGGGCTGTGGGCGCGTATTCGCGCGAAGCTGCACCGTGACGATATTCGCATATTCGGTATTCGCGTCGCCGAGCCGCACCATGACGCCACGCCACACTGGCACATGCTGATGTTTATGCTGCCGGAAGATGTCGACCGCGTGCGCGCCGTGATTACCCGCTATGCCCGTGAAGACGACCATCACGAGCTCAAAAGCGAGAAGGCCCGCAAGGCCCGTTTTCACGCTGAAGCTATCGATCCGGACAAGGGCAGCGCGACCGGCTACGTGGCGAAATACATCAGCAAAAATATCGATGGTTACGCGCTTGATGAGGAGCGCGACGATGAGAGCGGCGAAATGCTCAGGGAAACCGCGCTGGCGGTATCGGCCTGGGCGGCCCGCTGGCGAATCCGTCAGTTTCAGTTTGTGGGCGGCGCGCCGGTGACGGTTTATCGCGAGCTGCGCCGGATGGCGGACGCTGAAACGGCGAAAGGGCTTAGCGTGGAGTTTGCGCTTGTGCACGATGCCGCTGATGCGGGCGACTGGGCAGGCTATGTTAATGCCCAGGGCGGTCCGTTTGTGCGCCGTGATGAGCTTCAGGTGCGCACCTGGTACGAAAGCGCGGACGCGGTTAATGAATACGGCGAAGAGTGTGTGCGCATTCGTGGGGTTTACGACAAAGAAGTCGGCGTCTGCACGCCCGTTATTACGCGGCTCACGCAGTGGAAGATTGTTGCTAAACGGCCGCAGGCCGAAAGTTTTGAAGTTAAGGGCGCTTCTGCGCCCTCTCGGAGTTCGCACGATATCGTTAAAAACTACGTTGACTTCAAAGGGGTACCGGCCAGCGCTACCGATGCTTTCTATGCCTGTATGAGCGAATACACTTTTACTAAAGATGATGCGTTAAAGCTCGGTGATGTGTTGGGTTGGTGTTTCAACGATTTCGAGAAGGATCCAAAATCGCTTAATAGCAGAATCATTCTTGATGCATTTAAGGATAATTTTAGCGGTTGGGATGGCTCTTATCGCCCTTTAGAAAAATTGATAAAAGCCAGCATGAATGATGACTCATCCTACAAACACGTTGAAACGGTTTATCATCTGATTTTTAATGACGATCCCCATGCCGTTGTGAAAACTACGTTTCGTGGCACAAACTCCTTCGGTGGAGTTGTAAAAGAGACCATTGCGGCGCGTGTTGAATTAAGAACGGGGGAGGTTAGTTCGATAATTGATAACTAAATTCTTTATCGAAAAGCGCCGGCGTTGCTAAAAATCGCTTTTGCTGCTGGCGAGGGTTGAGAACATTCAAAGCGAGGGTGAAGAATCTCCCATTTTTAGAAACCGCTTTGGGGAATATGTTGTATTTTATACTCCGGCGATGTTGATATGCTCACATAGCCGGAGTTGTGATTATTTATTAAAAAATTCTATCATTGTAGTCGCATTGGCGCCAAGGCTGACTATACCTTCAATATTATTTATTGATGAAAGCGTTTTCTTGATAATCCTTTTTAGTTTCGTTCCTTCTGTTGTGTCTTTCAAAGTGTCTTGAAATGGTTGTGACATGCAAGCATGCCCCATTGTTGCTTCTGTTGCGGAGATTATTGGCTCAATGCCGCTAATGTCATAGTCATCGAATGCGCGAATCATGTTATTGATGTAATGAAGCATGTCTTTTTTTAATTCAATTGGGAAGTCTCCCTTTAATATTGACTCTTTGAGTTCGCGTAATTGCAGTGTAATTTCTGTTATATTTTCATGGTTAAGCCTGCCTATTTGCCCCTTCGTTTTAAAAAGAAGAGAGATCATGCCTAGTTCATTAATTGCAATGTCACTTACTCGCGAAATGCTATTATTTAATGGCTCGTTAAGGTTGAGATTGCTAAAGAATCTATTAATAGATGGTCTCCAGCTAGGACACGTGATTTCTTCGTCAGGAAAATAGTCTTTTAAGGTGTCTTCAATCTTTTTGGGAAGGCTCATCATTTTGGAAATTTTATCCCACAGAAGTACCTCGTTGTCCCCACCCGGTTCTTCAATATTAAAAACTGAGTAAAGTGCAACTTTGATTGGCTCACCTTGCTCAGAGTGTTTTTTAAGTAAAAGTAGGTATTTGCGAAGTGTTTGCGCCGAGTTGTCGATATACATTCTGGAAAATTCCTTTAAAATTCATGGCTTCATTACTAAATTGTGTCTGATTGCTAATGCATTCATTAGTTGCATGAATCTGCATTTGATTCTGCGACACTTATCATAGCCTTAACATCAGGCCAGTCGTTAGTTTGGATGCATAATGCGCCTGCATTAAAACCGACCCATGAAGCGGGCCGGTGAGGCACGGATCAGATCACCATCAATACCAGCGGTTGTATTTGATGTAAAAAAATGTAACGATAATAAACCATAAGAAAGTGAGTACTCCTGAATACTCCTCAATGAAATAAATAAACAAAAAGGCCCCTGCAAGGATAATTGCAATTGGGACCAGGTGGGAGTGCGCAGCCCACAAAAAGGTGAATAATTTTTTCATCTTTTTAGCATTTCATATAAAGCATCACCAGTAACTTCTTCGTTATTACCCCCGGACTCAACTTGGTATATTATTTTTGACATTTGTGGTTCGATAAGGAAGTATAACATTTCTATCTTTTCACGAAAGAGTATCTGGTAATAGGCTGCATCCTGAAATTTAAGTTTGTTTGCAGCCAGTGCTGCCACCTCATCCTTAGAATAGATGGTCACTACTTTAATAAGCCAGCTGGACATTTCATTAACTTTTTGAATGTAAGATTCCTGAAACTTTCCACTACTTACAATTAATTTGGCAATTGTCAATGAAAGAGCCATTTTGCTCGTACGTTCAGCTGTGTCATATGCTTTCTCACCGATTTTTTGCTTTATATAAGATACCAGGCTGTTGCTTTTTTGGTCTCCAAGGCGCTTAAAGGCTTTCTGGAAATAAAGCTCAACCATATCGAGAACAACGTCGTTTCTATGAAAAGTTTCTATGAAAAATTTCCAACACAGCCCAATATAAACGCTTATCTTCACCCCATTGTTCATGGCATGTGCTTCTGTAGTATTTGTCAGGCATTACACATGAACCATAGTTAATAATACGCTGGCTGCCAAGCTTAACGTCTTCAACGGTTTGCATGTGAGTGGCATAGACCTCTTTCACAGCTTTAGTTAAAGCAATCGCCAGCCTTTGGTCTGACTGCGCTTTCAATTTGAGATAGTTTTCTGCCATTTCTATGTACCTTGTTGTAACATTTACGGTTAATGATTGATCATGGTCACTAGCAGAGGCAAGGATGAAGATGAAAAAGAGTGGTAAAATACTGATTTATGTTATAGCCGCGATTATTGCTCTTTTAATAATTCCCGAGATTATCTTAAGGAAAGTTCCAACTGATATGCTTGCTAGCCTTGGGGACTTTACAAGTTTGGGCGGTTTATTTAGCCCTTTCCTGACGGCGATAATTTTCATTGGTGTATCGTCAATACTGATCGGGATTCTCAGCGTATATGCAGTGAGTAAATTTTACCGTTATTTAGTACGCATCAAGGGTAAATAAGCCATATTAAATCGTGATAAACACCACTCAGACAGATGCATGCATTGGATGCATTTGTTTGCATGCGTTGCTGTAAAGCGTGTATGCGGTCTTGTGCGAGTGCTGGCGCCGTTCGGAGTGTATGATGCAGCTGCATTAAAACCGACCCATGAAGCGGGCAGGCGAGGCGGGGATAGCATTGCGCGCGGCGGGGTGTGAACGATTTAAAATAACGCGCGCCAGCGCCTCGCTGTGAGGCGCTGCGCTGTCGGGGTGGATGATGAGGCGTGCGTGCTCATGCGGGGCGTGTGGTGCGTCTGAGCGCATATGCGGCGGGGTGTGAAAATCCGCCTCCCGGCGGCCTGTTTTAATCGTTGCTACAGTCCAGCGAGTAAGCTTTAAAGCGAATCACTTCCATTCCTGCCCAGTGATTCACTTCCCTGATCCGGTCCTGCAACGGAATCAGCTCGTTGCGCACAAATACCTTTGCCACTTTCTCAATATCGCCCAGGCTGCCGACGTTTTCCGGCTTGCCGCCCATGAGCTGAAACGGGATGCGGTGCGCATCGAGCATGTCAGACGCGCTCATCTTTTTAATATTAAAAAGTCGTCTTTGGTGGCGACCTCGCTTAACGGCACGATTTTAATCCCGTCGGGTTTGCCGTTCGGCGCATAGAAAAACAGGTTCTTAAAATTGCGGAGCTCTTTCGAGCTGCGCGTCGCCTCAACGACTGTGCTGCTATGCGCCGCGTCGGTCACGTACATGATGTAACGGTGCCGGATGCCGCCTACAGCAACAGGCCGATCCCGCACTTCACCCATTCCGGCAGCGGGTTCCAGCTGCTGGATAATCTGGGCCGCGCTTTTGGTGTGAATGATTACGTCTGGTATCAGCTGCCGGATGGTTCGCTGTATCTGGGCGGCGCGGAAAAGGCGCTGTTTGCCGGGCGGCCCGTTGAAATTCCGGCTGACTTTAACCAGGGCGCTGCCGGTGGCAACAGCATGACCATTCCCCTGGTGCAGACCCTGCGCCCCGGTGCAGAGGTGAACGGCCAGCGGGTGACGAAAGTTAATCTGTCCGGCGACAGCATGACCATTACGTGGACGCCGCGCGATAAGGTCACCGGCAGGCCGCTACAGAAAACCCCGGCGCAGCGCCAGATTGAGGCGCATTATCCAGAGCTGGCGTCCGGGCTGCATCTGTCGAAATTCGCGCGGGTGGTGGCGCACAGCGAGCCAGTGAGCAGCGGGAATTTTTCCGATCCGTTCCGCCCGCGCTACGCCGTTGACGTGCAGCTGCTTGACGCAGACGGTAAGCCGGACGGTAACACGCCGGTTTATTCCGCCGTACCGCTGCCGGTGCCGATGGCCTGTAATGATTCGGGGATGTTCCAGTTTCCGCCCGAAGGGACGCTGGTAGAGGTGGGCTTTACCGGCGGGCGCGCGGATAAGCCGTTTATACGTCAGACCGTGCCAGATGGCACAAGCCTGCCGGATGTGAAGCCGGGCGAGCAGCTGCAACAGCAGCGCGAGGAAGTGTCACAGCGCGTCACGCAGGCCGGTGACTGGGTGCGGAAAACTGACCAGACCATCAGTGAAACTTCCATGAGCCGCGAAGTGACCGCAGACCGGGAGTGCCGCGAGCTGGTCAGCCGTGAAACCACGGTAAAAGCCACGGATAAAACCACGGTACTGGGAACCGTCAGCCTGCTGGCCGGTGCCGTTCAGCACGTGGTCACGGGCGATTACGCCATCGCGGCCAGCGGCAAGTTTCTGGCCCGCGTGGAAGGCGATGCCGAAGCTGAAATCGACGGCCAGCAGAAAACGCACGTAAAGGGCGGCATCGAGACGCAGACCGATGGCGCACTTACCGAGAAAATCGCGCAGCTGCGTAAAAGCCTCGCTGCGGGCGGCCAGCAAATTATGGGGCCAATGGTACACATCGGCAGCGAAGGCGTTAACACGCTGCAAATGATGCTGGAAACCATCGACCTGCTGGCACAGCTGACCAGCCAGTGCGCCAGCCATTCACACCCCGGCACCGGCGGGCCGACCACTGCCGCCGCGTTCAGCCAGACGGCAACGTAGGCGACACAGACCCGCAGCCGGTACGAAAGCATCATTGCCTGACCCGACAATATGCCCGCCATGCGCGGGCTTTTTTTTGCCCGTCATTAACCCACCCAGAACGCGCCACAGCGCCCGCAGCGCGCAAACTACCCACCGCCACCCCTGAAACAGATCTCGCCCGCCTCGTTGCGCTGACGCAGCCACAGCCCCACAAAATAAAACGTTCGCAGACAAAAACGGCACTACACTGCACCCGCCTGCAAGTTTTGGATCGCAAAAATTTTTCAGTTTTGTTTTTTTACAAATGATATCGCCAGACCGCGCCAGCGCTGAGGCGCTGCGAGGAAAGCGAAACTGAAAAGGTTGAAAAGAATTTCAGTGTTTTTCATTTTTTTGGATCGTCGATGGATCTGCCTGAAAAATCATGCGCATGTTTTAATTGGATTTTTTTAATTTTACGTCAGAGGAAGGCAGCTCCGTCCGCAATGGCAGGCGGCACGTTATATAAGAGAAAAGCCAGGCGCGGCTGGGTATGTACAGTAACTTCCATCTCCGGCAGAACTGAAAAGTGTCCATTAAACATTGCACTGCTGGTTTCCATTTTCTAGGAATTATCCGAAAGGTTAAGCCGTTCAGATGGTAAGAATATGCTGTTTTGATAACCTTCCAATACCGCATATTTCGTGAGATGGGTTTTATAGATGCAAAACTGGTAGCGAAGGGAATTGTTGACGGGCTGGCAGCTTTTCCGGAAGGGCTTTATTTAACCGCCGTGAGGACAGTTGAAGGGTCAGGTGCGTTTGGGCGCGAGTTGAAAGTGCGCAATGATTATGAAACCGAGCGATTTATACGGGCATTCAAAGACCTCGCATCAAATGAAGAGCCGGTTAGAAGACTGGTTACGATGGTGATAACTGATTTCTATCAGAAATTAGATGATGCAGGTAAGAAAGCGATCAACGATAAGCTGCATTACTCAGATGCAAAGCTGGGTAGCCGTATGGGGGCTCAGGCATTTGTCTCGCAATACATTGCTAAGCGCATAATAAATAGGGTTAAAATGGGAAAGATGATGACGCGTGTCACTCGCGTAGCGTCAGCCTTCACGCTCAACATTGTTATGATACAAGGCATGATTGAAGAGGTTGCCAGAGCATCCCGAAGGATGAAAGCCAAATATCCGATTACCTATTACAAAGTTGTCTACATGAATTTAGATATGGTTTATTTTCTGGTCGAAAGTGAGCTTGAGCCCTATCTGATATATCGAAAGCCACCCAGTTCAGTGCAAAGGTATTGAAAATGAAATCTGCCAACTCCTCGCAAAATAATGTTTTTAAATCCGTGAGGAATCATGCGGCAAATATGGTCGAGGCGATTACAACCTGCCTTTGCGCTTTCGCGGCTTTTGGTTGTCTGTTTATAGTAGATGGTTGGCTGATGAAGCTGGCCGGGTTCGTCGGCTTTTTTGCGTTGGCTTATCTAATCGCTTGGCTTGTTGATCTGGTGAAGGCTGAGCGCGCAGAATAGCACTGGTATATCGTTGGATGGAGGCAAACTAACTCTGTGTCGCCATTTTGTCGCCTTTGATTGCAAAGCGATCTGACAAGCTGCTGTTTTGTAAAGATTAATTTTAGTGGCAACAAAAACCCATTATTGTTGATACTCAAGGGGAAAGTGCTACACGTTGGCAAAACTTAAAATCTGCTACCCCTATGGCATTTTTTCCTTTTTCGAAACTATCAGATATGCGGTTTATGGCGTACCCATCACCTTTAAACTCACTTATAACCTTTGCGTATGATAATACTTTTTCATAAGGTGTTAATTGCGTAGAGGAGCCTAAAGAGCATGAATTAAAGCTTGCTTTGATAAGCCTGTTGCCTTTGTCTTGCGCAGTCTCGTTTTTGAGTGCTTTATCTTTTATAAATTTGTCAGCTTTTCTCATCATATCAATATCCCAGCAGACCCCCGTTCCTTTTGGGCCGCTATCTTCACTTTCAGCGAATCCATGCTCATTAATACTATAATTACACTCAACACCTTGTTTGTTGTAAATTTTAAAGGTTACAGCATGAGAGCAGACACTTAGTGGCGATAAAGCAAGCAGGAGCAAGGACTGATTCAAAAATGTGCGCATAACCTTCAAAGTCCCCTCGTGTTGGATTACAAACGCCTTAGAGCATCTCCAACATAAGTTAGGTCAAATGGCGATGTTTCTAGCTCGTTGATAGTGGTGGACTCAAAGTGGTCATGGCCAAAGAAAAAGGGGCTACGCTTGCGCGTAACCCCTTGTTTTATTTGGTGGAGCTGGCGGGAGTTGAACCCGCGTCTGTAACTTATTAAACCATTGATTTTTATATTATAAATTCTATAGCTGAAACTCACGTGCACTATGCGGATACATTTACGTCTTTCTAACATCCTGACAGAGTACGATTTTTGCCGCTCTACCGACTGCTTACCATTATTCCAGACCGTTCCGCGTGCACAATCGTTGAAGATTTACCTATAAGGTAATATCATACTACAGTGATAACCGCGGTTATCCACATCAAGAGTCACTGATGACGCAGTAATCATCAGTGGCTTTTTGTACCTTTACTGCACTGGCAGTAAGGCGTTGAGGAGGCTAGCATGAGAACAGTAGCGAGAAGATCGATACAGACGATTGAGCATCGGACTCAACTCGTCGGTTCTTTTGTTGACTCAAACACAGCGAAGGAGTTCTTCGTTAGAAGACTGAGTGATCGTGTCTCTCCGACACGCCAGCTGTTTATCGTGACACTTAATGACGACGTTCGTGATGGCGATGTGATTCCATTCGCTGAAATCGCCATGAGCAACGAGAAATTGCGTTATGTCGTGAAACCAGCAGATCAGTATCCTGAATATGTAAATTGCAGCTTGCTTGAGAGAATTGAAGCAGCAATTGCTCTTTACATGAAGAAGAACTACAAGGAAATTAACTATCACTAAAAGGCTGCTGAATGGCTCCTGCGTTAATACCTTCCTATAACAAGGATTTAAACATTACGCCATTCGGCGAAAAGCGTCTCATTGAGTCATTCTATTTTTTTACTGCTGAGGCTGGTTTGCTCAGGGCTGATGAATATATCGTTAGCGCTGGAGAATACCAGTATTACTTGGATGTATATCAATTAGGATGCTCTACTGAGGACTTTTTTTTAGAGCATGGTAGCGACCTTCTTGATTCGAATATTCCTATGCAAGATTTAGTGAATACCTTGCTAGGGCTGGATATGGTCGATGAAAATAAAACGATTAGAATCGGGCGAATCCAGTTTAACGATTTTAACTTTATCGAAGATAATGGCCAGATGATGACCGGAAAGCAGATTAAAAGTGCGGTCATTGCCCCAGACTTTCAGTCGGCTGGGTTGGCTAGAGAGATTTACAAAATGCTTGCGCGAAAGCATGAATTTCTCATCTGCGATAATATTCAGAGCATAGCTGGTGGTGCTCTTTGGGCTAGCAGTATAATTCGAATTGCTGAGGTTAGAATTTATAACTCTCGCACAAAAAAATTTATGGATATCCTAGGTCCTGGTGCTTCTGGCATATCAGGTACATTACCTTGGAGTGCAAACGATTTGTCTGTTGATGAAATCGTACGCTGGGGGCGTGCTTACGATCCAGAAAATTGCTGTCGTCATATTGTGCATGTAATTTGCAAAGACAGACTCATTGACGACCAGTTTCATGATTATGTTTCAGTTAGTGAGTCTGCCTGCTGATATGTAAATAAACCCGGCGCTTGCCGGGTTTTTTTGTAAAAAAAGTCAGCTGCTTGCCGAAGCTTTTATTGATGTTTTTCCATCATATTCCTTCAAATAGGATCCATAGTGCCGAAAAAGCATCTCTGGCCCTTTGTGTCCCATCTGGCCTGCAAGCCAGAACAGGTTAGCTCCCTGGCTGATGTGGCGAGTAGCGAAGGTGTGCCGTGTTTGATAGGGGTTCCGATATCGAATCCCTGCTTTTCGTAATGTAGGTACCCATGCTTTTTTACGTATCGCATCGGCGCTGGCCCATGGTTTGTTTGTTTTCGGATCCTCAAATATGGCTGCGTCTTTCATGAAGGTGAACGCCTTCTGTGACGCCAGTACTGCCATTGCTTGCTCGTTGAGCTCAACTTTACGAGTACCGGCTTTTGTTTTTGTCCCTTTTATAACGCCGACGACCCTCGCGTTCTGCACGTGCGCTGTCCTTCCGATAAAGTCGATATCGCACCAGCGCAACGCGCAAAGTTCAGAGCTGCGCAAGCCTGTCTGGATAGCAAACATAAAAAGATTTTCCCACTGCTTATTACCGGCAGAGGATAGGAGGGCATCTATTTCTGCTGGTGAAAGTGGATCGACAATATAGTCGCTGTCAGCAGTCGATTTATCGCTTTGATACCGCGATGCAGTTACCAGTGATACTGGGTTGAGTTGGAGCACGCCATCTGTTACAGCCTCATCAAGCGCTGAGCGCAGGAAAGAAAGTTGATTACGAATTGTTTTTAGCGTGGTGGTGCGGCTTTGGATCCATGCTTTCATTGCTGCCGGCGTAAGCTCGCTTGCAGGCAATGAATGAAGGGCTGCCAGCGCGCTACGGCATTTTTTATAACCGCCGATAGTTGAAGGTGATAATTTTCGTGTTTCACAAATGCCAATATACTCGTCCAGGTACATCTTGACGGTTTTACCAGCAGCTGCATTTCCGAATATCTTCAGGCGCGCTGATCGCGGGAAGTATTCAGCGTAAACGAACGTCCCGCGCTCAATTTTATTATAAATTTCGCCGAGGATACGCTCGGCGTATTTAAGGTTCTTACTGTTCACCTCAAGGTTAGAGAGCGGCTCACGGCACTTAACTCCTTTATAGGTGAAAGTAATATTAATTGTCTCTCCCTGGCTATGCTTTCTTACGGTCACGCCGCGCGGGAGCTTTGGCAGCTCTGTCTTGCCCATTTAGCAACCTCATTTAGATCAATCCATCTTTCCTTAACGCCTTCCACCTTCAGCACCTGCACACCTTCACGCCAAACGCCGCGCTGTACACGTTTGGTGATGGCATCCGGTGTCTCGCCCGTTTCTTTGCAATAAGTTGAGATGGGAACACAATCGAGGTTCAGCATAATTCCTCCACTAGTACCGGCTGCACCCGGCTATTTCTGGTCAAAAACGCATACATCGCATCTCTTTGCTGACATCCATATCCTGGTAGCCTTACTTGCCGCCGCGCTGTCTTTTGGGTGTAGCTACCCTGCTCATGTGAAATGGGGTAAGTCTGTTTAAACAGGTTTTATTCACTCCCGTGAAAGGGGGCGGCCATCTGCACTGGCCGCCGGGTAGTTTCTCCACATAACACATAAGAGCACCTGCGGTTAAGAGTGCCGCCCGGGTGGATTGGGTTATGAGCCGGTCACCCAGTGATGCTCTTGTGTGTTGCGTAAATTTGAAGCTGTCTAGCGACGCTAAAAGGAACGTCATACTAAGATACCGTGTTCCTTTTGGGTACATTATGTATCTAAAAGGTTCATTGTCAAGGCAAAAAAAAGCCCGCCTAAGCGAGCTTTGATTTAGAAGATAATTTACTTGAAGTAACGTCTTGGTTTACCAGAGAAAATAACGGTGCCAATTATTGAACAGTTACCGTCTATTTTAAGATATTGATCAGGCCAGCTCTTATTTAACGCTTTCAGATATTTTTGCGAACCATCTTCAACAAGACGCTTGAAGGTGGTTTCACCACTTTCGTGCATTAAGGCAATGACATCATCACCGTGCACCGGTACGACTTCAGGATCCACAAAAATCATGTCACCAGGACGGTATTCTTCGATCATCGAGTCACCGATAACACGGAGTATATAAGTCATCGGCCCGCAGGGAACGGGGCAAGGAAACGTCTCTGCTGTGCTCAAATCAACCTCTGAATATCCTATTTCAGTCCATGCGCCAGCTTGTACCCAAGATATTACGGGCACTAATTGGAATTCAACCTCTGTTTTAAAAACGTCTGTCGTGGGCGCAACATTGGTGGTCTGATGCTCTTGGTCAAGCCATCCCATAGGTAGCTGGAAGCATTTTCAATATGGCGTGCGAGATCATCCCCAATCCGTTTTGAAGGATTGCGGCCGATTATCCGACTTATCTGGGTCGCTTCTCGGTCAAGCATAGTAGCGAATGACTTATTGCCGCCAACGCTATCACGCAGTGTCCGCGCGTTATCCCGCCTGATTTCATCAATGGTTTTCATGCCCAATATTAAACCGTGTGTACCCGTAAGGTACAAGGTTCTTGCAGGTACATCGCTTTCGTGCATAATGTATCTCGGAGGTACACTATGAAAGATTACTGGAACACCCTTTCTGCCACGCAAAAAGCCGAACTGGCTAAAAAAGTTGGAAGCAGTACTGGATATCTCAGGCTCGTTTTTAAGGGGCACAAAAAAGCTGGCTTTCAGCTGTGCCAGAAGCTTGAAGAAGAAACGGCTGGCGCTATCTCGAAAAACGAATTGCGCCCAGACATTTACCCAAACTCACAACTTGCAAGCAACGATAACAGCAGGGCGTGAAAAATCTAACTACCACAGGAAAAGCCAAATGGTAGACAACATCAAAGCAGCAATAAGCGCGATGTGTAAGGCGCATCCCGCCGGTCGTCTCGGGATGGCTGCCGATCTCGGCATGAGCATCGACACCTTTCATAACCACATGTACCAGAAATGCGGCAGCCGCTTCTTCACGCTGGCCGAACTTGAGCGCATGGAGGACCTGTCCGGCGTATCAATGCTGGCGGAATATGCCGCGGCGCGCGTCGGCAAATTGCTGGTGGACGTTCCGAAGCCGGAAAGCATGGACAACGTGGACCTGTTCGCGATCGACATGAAAACCAGCGCGGCGAAAGGCCAGCTGGCGCAGGCGCAGATTGAAGCGGCTGAGGATGGGGTGATTGACCGTCATGAACGCAAAAAGCTCTCTGAGCTGTTTCGCAAGACCATTCGCCACCAGTTCCACGGATTCATGGGCTTTATGGCGCTGTATGGGGTTTCAGACCAGGCAGTGGAAGTATTTATGAGCACCAGAAAAGGTGACGCCCCGAGTGTGCAGCTCGAGGCGTCGGGCGCGTCTTTTCAATAGTGGAGAAACTACGCATGAACAGTTTAACAACACGTTACCGCAGGTCGCAACTTATTGCGCTGCCGGTGCCGGGCGGAGCCGGTCCGGTGCAGTACCGGTATGCAGTGAGAGTATCAGGCCACTGTGTGCCCGTCAGCTACCAGCTCGTTCAGCAGATGGTAGGGGAGTTTAACCGCCAGGCGGAGGCTTTCGCGTGCAGGAACTCAACAGACGATACCGCGACTGGCGGGGAACTGAAGTCCACGTCACCGGTTACGACCCCGAAAAACGACAGGTTATCTTCCGGCGCACGGGTTACCCGCACGACTGCATGCAGCCTGTTGAGCGGTTCCGCGAGAAGCTCAAAAGGGTGGATGCATGAGCGTTAAGTTATCAGCGTACGTGTGGGATGGCTGCGCGAGTGCCGGAATCAAAGGCACGAAGTTGCTGATCCTGGCGCGCCTGGCTGATTTCTCCAGCGATGAAGGTATCAGCTGGCCCAGCGTCGACACCATCGCGCGCCAGATTGGTGCCGGTCGCAGCACCGTTATTACCGCAGTTGGTGAGCTTGAGCGTGACGGATGGCTGACCCGTAAAGAACGACGTCAGGGCCAGCGCAGCGGTACCAACATCTACACGCTGAACGTGCCGCGCCTGCGCCAGGCGGCTGCCGGTGCTTATTCTCAGGGTCCGGTTTCTGAACATTCAGAATCTGGACGTTCAGAATCCGAAGGTTCAGAAGCTGGACGTCCAGAATCTGAACGTCCGGAAAACCGCAATAACCGGGCTTCTCAGGGTCCAGAATCTGGACACGATCCGTCAGTAACTTCAAAACAAGAACCATCAGATAAAACAACTTTTTGTCAGGTTGCCCGGCAACCCGACGCTGAGCAGCTGATCACCGATAAAGCGATTGCTGTGCTGAAGCACCTGAATCTGGTCACCGGCGCGCGTTACCAGAACTCGAAATCCTCACTGGAGAACATCCGGGCCCGGCTGCGCGAAGGTCATTCGGTGGACGACCTGCAGCTCGTTGTCGACTACAAGCACGAGCACTGGCACGACACGGAGATGTACGACTACATGCGCCCGCAGACGCTGTTCGTCCCGGGCAAGCTTGAAGGCTACCTGCTGAGCGCTACCCGCTGGAAAGAGCGCGGACGCCCGTCCCGCCAGCAGTGGAAGCAGCGCAGTGTGCAGCGTGACGACACCGCATTTAAAGCCAGCTATGCCGGTGTTGATTACAGCCAGGTTCCGGAGGGGTTCAGATCATGACAAACGAGAAGCTGAAACACGAAGTTTTTGAAGAGCTGGCCTGCCAGCTGGAAAGACAGAATCTGTGGCGCCGCGCCGCGCATGTTTACCTGGCTGCGTTCGATGCCTCGAAGAGTAACCGGGACCGCGAACGGCTGGCGAAGAAGCGTACCCAGTGCCTGAAGATGAGCAACCGCGTTGGTTACGTGGAAGGCCGTTGCTATCTGGCCGGTAACTATGTGGGGGAACTGTGATGCACGTGTTGAATGCTTATAACCAGGCGCTGGCGGCGCTGCGCAGCAAACCGGCTCACGAACTTAAGGAAGTCGGCGATCAGTGGCGCACGCCGGACAATATTTTTTGGGGCATCAACGCTATGTTCGGCCCGCTCGTACTGGACCTGTTCTCTGATGGCGAGAACGCCAAATGTGATGCTTATTACACCGCCGAAGATAACGCGCTGACGCAGGACTGGTCCGCGCGTCTGGCCGAGCTCAACGGCGCCGCGTTCGGCAACCCTCCGTACAGCCGCGCATCCAGGCACGGCGGTCAGTACATCACCGGCATGCGTTACATCATGCAGCATGCCAGCGCGATGCGGAAAAAAGGCGGGCGGTACGTCTTTTTGATTAAGGCGGCCACCAGCGAGGTCTGGTGGCCGGAAGACGCGGATCACATCGCCTTTATCCGTGGCCGCATCGGTTTCGATCTTCCGTCATGGTTTGTCCCTAAAGACGAAAAGCAGATCTCGTCCGGCGCGTTTTTTGCGGGTGCAATTGCGGTATTCGATAAGACCTGGCGCGGCCCGGCAATGAGCTACATCAGCCGTAATGAGCTGGAAGCGCACGGCGACGCGTTTATTGCACAGATCCGCCGTCAGGCTGAACGCCTGCTGATGAGTAACCGCCCGGAACCCGATGAGGATGAAACAGATCTGCATTCAGAAACTGAGCCGCAACTGCAGGCCGCTGAAACAGAGTTGCCACTGACAGCAGCCGACATCCTGGAGCGAAGCGGCGTTGAGGTATGGGCCTGTGCATGCGCGGCGTTCGGCAGCAAAGAGACGTATGCCTTTCATGAATCCCGCTTTGCTCACAGCTGGGCCGCCGACTCTGTGGAAAGCCCGATGCTGGTGACGGTGACCGCAGATGTCATTTCGCGCGCGCAGTCGCTGATTAAAGAGCATCACAACGGCGTGAAGCTGCGTGCTTTTATGGCCCTCCATGATTTTGTCTTTCAGGACGATGCGGAGCGGAAAGACATGCACGAACGGCTTGCGACTGTCGCTCGCGAAGCTGAAGAGCAGCATGGCCTGGCGATGGATGAAGTTCTGCTGGTTGTCGGGGCAATTGACACCACGCACTGGCGGAACATTCGGCAGCTTAGAGCCTCCGTTCGCGAAATGGCTGGCGTGCGGGAGAAAGCGGCATGAATTCTGCCTCTGCTTTAACCGTCCGCCAGCAGCAGGTGCTGGATATGCTCGCGGATTTCCAGAGACGAAACGGTTACCCGCCGACACAGAAAGAAGTGGCCCAGCTGATGGGGGCCGCTTCACCCAACGCTGCGACCGACATGCTGCGTACGCTGGAGAAGAAAGGCGCCATATCGTTATCAAAAGGCGTCGCCCGCGGCATCACCATCAACGGTATTGCCAAAGAAGATGAAGCGGTTTCTCTGCTGCGTGCGATGGTAGAAGGTGAGGCCAAATCGCGCGATCGCGCGGTGGCGTTCCTGAAAGCGCGGGGTGCCATTGCATGAAGCTGACCCTGCCTTTTCCCCCCAGCGTTAACAGCTACTGGCGCGCCCCGACTAAGGGGCCGCTAAAAGGCCGTCATCTCGTCAGCGCCGACGGGCGCAAATATCAGAGCAATGCCGCAGCGGCAGTTGTTGAGCAACTGCGGCGCATACCCAGGCCTGTCACCAGCCTGCTGGCGGTGGAGGTGGTGCTTTATCCGCCTGACCGGAAACGCCGCGATCTGGATAACTATCTGAAAGCACTTTTCGATGCGCTGACGCTGGCCCACGTCTGGGAGGACGACAGCCAGGTGAAAAAGATGCTGGTGGAATGGGGCCCGGTAACCAGCAAAGGGAAGGTGGAAATCACGATCAGTAATTTTGTGGCGGGTGCAGCCGCCTGACAGATGGAGAAACGTATGAACCAGACACACCCGATTTCATTTTGCCCCAGGCATCATGCGGCGCTGGCAGGTCAGGAGCTTTTTATGTCCAGCCGGGAAATAGCCTCGCTTGTAGGTTCACGTCATACCGACGTGTGCACCGCCATTGAGCGGTTAATGAAGAAAAGCGTCATTGATGGGTATACGGTATTGCCGTACACCCACCCGCAGAACCGGCAGGAATACCACCACTACCTTGTTAACAAGCGTGACAGCTATGTCATTGTGGCGCAGTTATGTCCGGAGTTTACCGCGCGCCTGGTTGATCGCTGGCAGGAACTGGAAAGCAGCCCGCAGCCGAGCGTGCCGCGGTCTCTGCCGGAGGCACTGCGCCTTGCTGCGGATCTGGCCGAGCAAAAGGAAAGGCTGGCACAGGAACTCGCCGCCGCGGCGCCAAAGGTGGAGTTTGTGGATCGCTACTGCTCCGCCAGCGGTTCGCTCTCATTCCGTCAGGTGGCAAAGCTGTTAAAAGCCAAAGAGACGGATTTCCGCCTGTTCCTGATCGACAACGAGATTATGTACCGCCTCGGCGGGGTGCTGACGCCGCGCCACCAGCATATTGATGCCGGACGGTTCGAGGTGAAAACGGGCACATCCGCGACATCCAACCACGCGTTCAGCCAGGCGCGTTTCACAGCGAAGGGTGTTAAGTGGATAGGTGGGCTGTGGGCTGAGCATGTGGCGAAGGGGAACGCAGCGTGAGAGCTCTGTTAACACCGGAAATCGCGCGCGGAATGGGTATCGTGCTGCTGCGCCCCGGCCCTGAACTGATGCCCATATTTGCAAACGGGCGCGTGCTGGTGGAGGTTCAGCCAGAAAGTATGGCACGGTTCCCGAGCGGCGCGGTGCCGCCGGCGCACCAGCCCCTGGCCGATGACGAAGGACTGCAGGTCTTCTTTACTGATGAGCGGGTGATCCGGGCTGCTGGTGGTATCAATGGGCTGGAGCACTGGCTGATGAAGCAGCAGGGCGGCTGCCAGTGGCCGCACAGTGAGTACCATCACCATGAGCTGACCACGATGCGGCATGAGCCCGGCGCGCTGCGTCTGTGCTGGCACTGTGATAATCAGCTGGCCGGACATTTTACTGAGCGCCTGTCAGCAATTGCCCGTTCCAATGTGATAGCCTGGATTATCAGCGTCGCGCGCGGTGCCCTTGCCTTTGACGATACCCACGAGCTGACTCTGCCGGAGTTGTGCTGGTGGGCAGTCAGGATGGATATCACTGATGCGCTGCCGGACAGTGTGGCGCGCCGCGCGCTGCGCCTTCCGCCTTTGCCAGTGCAGGGCGTGTCGCGTGAAAGCGATATGGTTCCGGGACCGTCGGCAGCTGAAATAGTACAGACGAAAGCACAGCGTGCTGGTGCCGTGAAGACGCTAGTGAACTGCGGCAAGCCGCAGGAACAACAGCCGCGGGTGGTTGCGCTGACAATCGACCCTGAGTCGCCTGAAAATTACATGCTGCGGCCAAAGCGGCGGCGCTGGGAAAACGAGAAATACACCCGCTGGGTTAAGCAGCAGCCTTGCGCATGCTGCAACAAGCGGGCAGATGATCCTCACCACCTGATTGGCCACGGGCAGGGCGGGATGGGTACCAAAGCCCATGACCTTTTCGTGTTGCCTTTGTGCAGAAGGCATCACGACGAGCTTCATCGGGACACCGTGGCATTCGAAGAAAAATATGGCTCACAGCTGGAGCTGATTTTTCGTTTTTTAGACCGCGCGCTCGCGATCGGCGTGCTGTCATAAGTGGAGTGGAGACCACACATGAACCTCGAAGCTTTACCAAAGTTCTATTCCCCGAAATCACCGAAACTCAATGATGAGACACCAGCCACCGGCAGCGCCGCGCTGACCATTTCGGATGTAATGGCCGCACAGGGTCTCGTCCAGTCTAAGGCGGCGCTGGGGTTCAACCTCTTCCTTGCCAAAATGGGCATCCAGGATCCGCAGCCAGCTGTTGATGGACTGGTTAAATATGCGCTCGCGCTAAATAACGGCGTAATGAAAAAACTCGGTGAGCGCGCGCGCGCGAAAATGGCCCTTTGTCTGGCTCAGTTCGCCTACAGCGACTATGCGCGCTCGGCAGCCAGCAGCTGCGAATGCCATCACTGTGAAGGAAAAGGGGTTAAGCGCATGCGTCGGGAGGTGGTGAAGCATCCTGGCGTGAAAGGCGTGGATGCGACAATTCGCGTAGAGGAAGTGGAAGAACTCTGTAAGCACTGCGGTGGGAAGGGGGTTATCAGTACGGCCTGCCGGGACTGCTCGGGACGGGGAACGGCGCTCGACCGTAAGCGTACCGAGTTACACGGCGTGCCGGTGCAAAAGCTGTGTGAGCGATGTGGTGGTAAAGGGTTTGCACGTCTTCCCACCACTCTGGCGCGCCGTCAGGTGCAGGTTCTGGTGCCTGATATGACGGATTATCAGTGGTACAGCGGGTTTGCTGACGTCATTAACCTGCTGGTGACGAAATGCTGGCAGGAGGAAGCATTCGCGGAAAAAATGTTGCGAGAAGTCACACGTTAGAAGCCTGATTAAACATTTTAGCTACACGATGCTTGCTAAATTCAAAAAAATTGGGTAGGATTTTTCTAACGATGGGCATTGTGTATCCACCGTTCAGAACCCGCCATTGAGCGGGTTTTTTTATATGACCTGTCTGCTCCTTTAACTGGTAATAAATTTCCAAAGTATCATGGCAAACCTGTACGCAGGTACCTACGCTGTAAAGGTACCCGTGATATAAGGATTCCTATGCTGTGGATTGAACAAGGGCTGTATATCAGGATTCAGGAACTCGATAACGGACCCACACCAATGCCGTTAAAGAGCGGGTTTAATATGGAAACGGCTTATCGGGTGCTGGGTTGTTTTAACCCATCTGAAACGTCAGATGCATATTACATACTGGCTAATGATCGGGATGAAACGTGGTTTATATGTAACCGACATGTTCGCGTTGTATGTGTGGATAATAAACGGAAAGAATTCCGTTACCCGATCTCTGTCCTGAACCTTCACTGAACAAATAAAGCAAAAATCAAACTGGCTGCCTGCGGGCGGCCTTTTTCATTTCCCCTCGCTCAGAGAGGATGCACAGCAATAGAGGGGGATACATGTCCGATCCGGTTTCGGGAACTGTCGCGGCAGGGGCTGCGCTTACTGGTGCAAGCATCTATGGACTGCTGACCGGCACAGATTATGGCGTAATTTTTGGAGCGTTTGCCGGTGCTGTCTTTTATGTTGCCACCGCGGCAGACCTGACCCTGATCCGGCGCGCCGCCTATTTTGTTGTTTCGTATATCGCTGGCGTTTACGGTGCCGGGCTGGTGGGCTCCAAGCTTGCCAGTCTGACCCACTACAGCGACAAGCCGCTTGATGCACTTGGGGCAGTAATCCTCTCTGCGCTGACGATTAAAATTTTGACGTTCGCCAGCCAGCAAGACCCCGCGCAGTGGTTCCAGCGGTGGAGAGGGGGAGCCAATGGTAATAAGTGATCCGCTGGTACTGACCAACGTGGCGACGTGCTCGGCCATTGTGCTGAGGCTGATGCTGTTCCGTAAACCCGGAGCCCGGCATCGCTGGTGGGCATCATGGCTGGCATACCTGATTATCCTGGCGTATGCATCCGTACCGTTCCGCTACTTCTTCGACTTTTACGTCCACACACACTGGGCGTCGGTCATCATCAACTTAATCATCTGCGCCGCCGTGTTCCGTGCCCGGGGCAACGTGGCGCGCCTGTTTCAGGTACTGAGGCCCGAATGAACCAACAACAATTTCAGCAGGCGGCTGGTTTAAGCGCCAGCTTGGCTGCGCGCTGGTTCCCGCACATTGATGCGGCGATGCGTGATTACGGCATCACTGCGCCGGTCGACCAGGCAATGTTCATCGCGCAGGTCGGCCATGAAAGCACCGGCTTTACCAGGCTGGAAGAGAGCTTCAACTACAGCATCGCAGCGCTTAATGATTTTGTCCGGGCTGGCCGGTTAACTCAGGATCAGGCCAACACGCTGGGCCGCCGCACGTATGAAAAGGTGCTGCCCCTTGAACGTCAGCGCGCGATCGCCAATCTGGTTTACAGCAAGCGCCTCGGTAATAACGCCTCGGGTGATGGCTGGAAATATCGCGGACGCGGGCTCATCCAGATCACAGGGCTTGAGAATTACCACGACTGCGGCGCCGCGCTGAAACTCGACCTTGTGAGCTCGCCGGAACAGCTTTCCGAAGACGGCAGCGCAGCGCGCTCTGCGGCATGGTTCTATACCAGCAAAGGCTGCCTGAAATATCCGGGCGATTTGCTGCGCGTCACGCAGATTATTAACGGTGGGCAGAACGGGCTGGAAGACAGACGGGCCCGCTATGCGGCAGCGCGCCGGGTGCTCTGATGACTACTGTATGGGGCTTTGTCCGGGCATGTTGGAAGCCGCTACTCTTCCTGGCCGCTGTGGGATTCGCGCTTTATTACCGTGCCTCGCTCACAAAAGCTGAGGCATCTTTAACCGAAGTTAATCGTGAATTAAAACTGGCTAAAGATGACATTGAGGATATGCAGCGCCGTCAGCGCGACGTAGCGGCTCTTGATGCGAAATATACGAAGGACTTAGCGGATGCTCAGAAAAATATTGCTCAGCTTGAGCGCGATGTGGCTGCTGGCCGTAAGCGGTTGCAGCTCAACGCTACCTGCGAAAAGAACGCCGCCACCGGCGCCACCGGCCTGGATGATGGAACCGGCCCCCGACTTACTGACGCCGCTCAACGGGATTAT